TACCAGCGCCCTCACTGATTTTCTTTCGTTTCTTCATCTTCAGTATAGGGTGTCTCTACTTCTGGTAATCCGGCTAAGGATGTCAATAATGACAAAATTCCAGCCAAAGCAGTGCTTGATACTACAACTTTAATATCCACTTGTTCCATCATTTGTGACGTTCCAATCATCGCAATCGCAGTCTGACACATTGTTTTTAAGCAACGTGTGCATGCTGCACTCCACCATTTAGCATTTTTCAATTGTTCCATATTCTATCTCTCCTTGCTAACTCCATAGTTATCAACAATGTGCCAGTCATCGCACGCACAATTGCTGATTGTATATACAATATCGTCTGAATCCGTTAATTTTAAATCAATACCATCTTTCGTATGCATCATGATGATTCCATCGATGATATGCCAATATCCACTCCAGTGACTACGCGCCACCTTGTGACCACGAGTCATCGAAATAAATGCAGATGCAAAATTCATATACAATTTCTCCTTTCTATTTAGATACAAAAAAAGACTGCTTGAACGAGCTAAGATGCAGTCTAGTGTACCATGTGTGAGTTTATCGACTTCACAAGGTCGATTTATTTAAAGCTTAGTTACATTCAACATCACATAACCATCTTTGAATCCATCATTAGATGTGATGCCACGAATTTGGGTCATACGGAATAAACCTGTATCGGTTTCTTTTCCTTCGTCTAAAGATACTTGTTTGAATAACACGTAATCTTGTTCATTGATTTGTTTATCTGTCAAATCAAGAATGATAAAGTCATGTTCCGTAAAGAAATTCCATAACTTTGTATTTAAATTAATTTCATGTGTTTTTATCATATTTTCCTCCTATTTTGTTCTTTTCCAAAAATATACTGTGATATAAGGTTGGACAGTACTCGAATTGCTAGTCGTTCCTGTAGATGAGCGTGCACTTGCATAGCTGCTAATGTCTTTAAAACCAGATTCAATACTCTTATTTATTTTTTTTGTAGTACCGTAGCCTGTATCGTTTACGGCTTCGGCCCAACCACTGTCATCTGCTAATTTAGCAACCATTATGGCTTTAGTTTCATTTCCATTCGTAACAGCTCCGTACATTATCGTATAACCTACTTGAACTGCATGGTAATGCTTATATTCACCACCAGTTGAATTTGCAGTAAACGTCTGGCTATCTGTTCCATCATCACCAGTACCTTCACCAATTAATGTACGCCCTTGGCCAAATCGTTCCCAAGTACCACCTAGGAATGTGCCAGGATTGACATTGTTGTAAGTGATGTAAACTGAACCTACTGGATACATTGCACTCTTAATTGAGCTTACCAATTTATCCAAATCACGATACATAACATTACTACCATCATTAACTAATAGCTTAGTTGAGGACGTGCTTTCTTTAACAGAATTAATTGCTAGATTACCATTGATTGTTAAAGTATTCGCACTGTTACCATCTTGACCGAAGAAAGTTAACGACTTACCATCTTTACCAAAGTTTATCAATGTGTAAGTTGACGTTACAGTTACGATTTGCCAAGAATAATCACTCATGAAAGAGTCCTTAACACCAAATGCAATTTCATATGTATCAGTTGTTGAAGTAAATAAATTGCCCGCTTTGTAATCTTGTGTAAGTGTATAATTGTTATCCCATGAATTTATCTTAGTCCATGTTGTAGCTCCACTTTTTCGATATTGAATATAGAATGAAGTTACATTCTTACTGTTTAAACTTGTAAAGCCTACACTGAAGTGCAATAAGGCATAAGTGCCATTTACTTCATCAACCACATAACTAGAATTAGCACGCTTTGCACTTACGTTTGTTAAGCTAGGCGAATTATACTCAACTACATTTACTGAACCACTCTTAGTAGCAGTTCTACCACGAGAATCTGTAACTGTGACTGTATACGATAATGTACCGCTACTTTTCACGACTCCAGTGGTAAAAGAACTTCCAGCGTATGTCTGTCCTTCAAATTTGGTTGATACAGATGTAACAGTTGAACCTTGTGCACCACTATATGTAATCGCATAGTTCAACCTAGATTGTGACTGAACTATCTGCCCAATTCCTGCACATACTGAATTTGCATCGGTTACTTTGATACTATCAATTGAAGGAACTACACTGCTTCTGACTTTAACAGTTGCATTTACTGATTTTGAACCAACTGATATTGAACCATTGAATGTTTCTAAAGTAAAAGTAGCAATTCCACTTGTCGAATTAGGTAAGTCCTTTTCCCATGCAGTAGGAATGATATAAGAAAAAGTGGGTGTTAATGTCCCACTTATCGTTGTTAATTCACTTGTTTTGCCGTTCCATGTTGCGTATATTTTATGCGAAAAGTCCTTTGAAGCACTAGAACCACTAATGTTAATGGCGTTACCACATTCAATGCTAGGACTATCAATAGAAGGACTAGTAGCACGCGGTATTGTTGTTAAAGATAAACTACCACTGCAAGAACCACTTCTGGGCGAATAACCACCTGCCTCATTACAACTAAATGATGCACTAGCAGATATTGATTTTGAGCCATCTGAATCATGTGATACAGTAGTTGTTCCACTTGCTACCCATACAGTAGCACCCTTACCAACTGTAGGTGTATGAACTGCATTGTGCACAATTGTTCCATTGATATTAACTACATACGTTTCTGACAACCCATAGTGACTATGATATGCAGTATTTGAACGGATACCAACCGTCCATGCAATTTGAGATGTATTATTTTCGATTGAATAAGATTTTTCAGAAACATCCAACAATAACGAATACTTGTCAGTCTGTCCTGTGCCTATTCCTATGCTTCCACTAAACTGTGCCATTCAATCACCTACCTTATCTTTTTAAAGTCCAATGAGCCATTAGCTCTTGGTACAAATCCAAAGTTACCGACTTTCAACGACTCTGTAAATTGACCGTCTGTAATGTACATGGTCTTATCATTGATATAAGTTACTTTTTCAGTATCTTTTAAAATTGCCCATTCCTGATTCGTAATTTGAGTTTTAAATGTGCTATCCGATTTACCTAAAGTTAATGCATCATTATCAAAGCTCATGTAACTATTTACGTTATCTGTGGTTTGCTTTAATCCATCAACACGACCATTTACATTGTCGATTTGACCACTCATCTCGTTCTTAGCATCAGTTACCGATTGATTGATTGACCATGTAAAGTCTTTTTTCGTCTGAGTGAACTGAGTTGATACAGTATTTTGATAATGCTCAAATGCAGAATTTGATACATAAGTTTCACTAACCTTTGAAGTAATTTCATTTGCCTTAGTCTCAATCGCAGATTGTCGCTCAGTGCGTTCTTCATTTACAGCTTCCCATGAACTATCACATACAGGTGTGGTATAAACTGTTGATGTTGGATTTTTATAAATAACTTTATATCTAGTCCATAAGTATTTACCATTTGACCATGTAGGCATTGATTCAACCCATGAGCCTCCAGTTTGTTCAGTCTTGGAATCACTCATATAATACTGTTGCGTCATACTAGCAACACTAGTTCCCGCTGCTCCTTGAGGGCCTGTTGCACCATCATTTACTCTAGTTAATGTAATTAAAGCAACGGCTTTAACTGTCATATCTATCCCTCCAATTGAGCACTAAATGTAGCTTTGTTCGAAATATCACCAGCACCAATTGTATAAGTCGAACCTGTTGCTACCGCAGTAGTTCCTCCATCTTTATACCATTTGATAGTTCCTAAACTAGATAAAGCAGAGCCAGTCACTTCAACTCCACCTTTATAAACGTGAGCAGTTAAAGTTGTAGCAATTGCGGTATTCTTGAAGATAGTACCTCCGCTAGATGTGATTGCCATTGTAATAGCATCTTTACCATCTTTTCCATTTGTTCCATTTGTACCCTTGTAAGATACAGAATATGACTCAGTATGCTTTCCGTCTGAATATGTTACTACTGTCTTAGTCCATAGATATTGGCCATTTGCTACATTAGGAACTGTAGGACTCCAAGTTCCTGTTGGAGGAGTAGTGCCACTTGTGCCTGCTTGATATGTAACTGATGTTGAACTTACAGTAACACTTGTACCGTTTGAACCATTTGTACCATTTGTACCTTTATAAGAAACTGAGTAGGCTTCTGTTGATTTGCCATCAGAGTATTTTACTACAGTTTTTGTCCATAAGAACTGTCCGTTTGGCACATTAGGTACTTCAGCTTTCCATTCTCCAGTTGGCTTAGTAGTGCCGCTTGCACCGACCTGATATGTTACAGAAGTTGAGCTTACAGTAACACTTGTACCATTCTGTCCTGTCTGACCCTTGAATGCAATTGAGTAACTAAAAATCTTGTTGATAGTGATGTCACCATCGACAACGATAGGAATAGTGATAGTACCACTCTTAGTTAATGCCGATGTTGCGGTGATAGTGATCGTTGGCATTGGTGTCTTACCATCAGAAACTGCTGAAATTCCTGTAGGGCATGTAATAGTTCCTACCGTACATGGAACCTGTTCACTACCGCATAATGCCATCACCTGTGTAGTAGTTGTCTGTGTACCGTTTACAGCACTAGTAGTACCTAAGAATGTATAACTATCATTTGTTAAAACAACGGAATATCCATCCGTTAAGTCGATTACGTCAATCTGATTGACTGCTTTAATTGCCATATTTTGTTTCCTCCTAAATATTTAATTCGCAGTTAAATACTGCTTTGAATTTTACATCTTTCGCTGAAAGTGTAAATATAAATCCATTATCATTCAATCTTGAATCATCTAATGGTATTTTTGTAAAATCTTTTTCACCATGTTTTTTAATAAGCCATTGCAAATATGAATTTTCTCCGAATATTTCTTTGAGTTTGGTTGAATTGTCAATTACTATTCCACCAACATAAATGCTAACCGTAAATATAGTAGCTACATCACTATTTTTGAATGTTGTGCCATTACTAGAGTCGATATAAAGCATTATCGCATCTTCACCTTTTGGACCGTCTTGCAATCTCATCAAAGTGACTTCTGCAGTGGCTTTTAGTATATCACCACTCATTGCTTTAAATCGGTATACGGCCTTTTCTGATAGGTCTAATGCACTGATTGTAACGGTTTGATTCGTTGATATTTGTACATCATCTTTATACCAAATGATTGAATACTTAGATGTAATATCAACCCCATCATCCTTTACCAATGCAGTTAATTTAGTTGAATCTGAATCTGCCTTAAAAAGAACTCCATTTGAAGATACGATTGAACCTTCATAAACTTTTTTTAATTCAATCATCTTGTTCATTTCACTAATTAAAGCCGAACCAATCTGTGATTGTTTTTCTTCAAAGTTATCAAAAATAGTCTTGCACTTCTCTGAATCTGTAAAACAAATCTCTTGTTCAGTGATTCGTGCTTCTAAATACAATGTAGGATTATACTCTGCATCTTCAATCGTGAATGTATCACCAATATCCGCATCAATATAGGCATCCACATCATAAGTAACTTTAGGAACACAATTCTTTTTCAATTCTGCTAAAGCTTGACCATATAATGTTTCAACATTTTCAGTTTCATAAGACCAAATTTGCATTGCATACATATCATTTGAGTGATTTGTTAATAATGTACTTGGAAATCTATCTCTTGATTGAGGAGCTAGAATTATATTTCCATTAACTTTATATAAAACATTTCCGTTTGAATCCCTTATAACTCGACCACTGATTGAGTTAAGTTGTAATCCATTCGTTCCTGTAGGTCTGATTGCAGTATATAGCTCAGTAATATCACTTGTTTTAGTGATTCCGTATACATCATTTGGATACCTCAATATTGTACTGCGTTTATCACTTCCAATGCCTTGAGCGCCGTCTGAATGGGCACGATAAATATTTAGCAAAACTCTTTTCAAAGAATAATCATCATTTAATTCAGTGACAAACTCTAATTCTGCATCAAATACATTTGCGATTGAATACAATCGAGCTAGTACTGTATCGGTACCTGTCCATTCATGTGTGATATGCTTGTTAGTCAATTCATTTTTACCAATTACAAACGATTGCTCAAATCCGTATGCATGAATATATTCAACAATAGACATAGCTCTAGGAGCTTTATACGCATCTACATATTCATTTGTTAATTCTAAGCAAAGGCCATAGGCGGTAACACTTGTAGTATAATCACCTTTTTCGACACTCACGATTGTTAAATGGTAGTCTTTACCTTTGCGTTTAAAGCTCAATTTATTTCCTTCAACTAAAAAGACTGCATCATCATGTGCAGTCATTGTAGTAAATTCAAATGTATAAGATGAGCCTTTTAAATAAGTATGCAAGATTTCATCAAAGTAATGCATTGCATTAGGCACAGTATTGTCTAGAAACGCTAGAACTTTATTGTAAGGATTTAATATTGCAATTCTTATTTGTTCCATTAAAACCACGCTTCCCTTATTTTAGCTTTAACTGTTGGTTGAGATTTTGTCCATTCTGAACACATAACTTTAACTTCCGATGCTCCGACTGGTGCTTTGAAATACTGAGTACCTAACACCTCATCTTCCGGTCTAGCCATGCCGTTCACATAAACGTGAGATGATTTACCATCAATAGTAATCTTAGTACCGCTTGGATACCTATTAGGAATATCTTTCCATTTTGATACGTTGTGTTTTGTGAAGTTAATTACATCAAATCCCATTTTCGACATCAGCTTATTACCGCTTCTATCTCCCCATTGCTTAAATGCAATTTGAATCTTAGTACACTCCATATTTTCAATTTCAGGAATGTAATAATTGTAGTAACCACCCCAGTAGAAGAAGCGTATATTTGCGTCTTCCTTTAAGATGTCACAGTGGCCCCAGTCCCAGTACCAAGGGTTTTGTGTGTGTAAATGTGAAGTTGTGTAATCCCATTGTCTCAACATTTTACCATTCGCTAAAAACTCATAATGTCCTGTATTGCCTACTGTATCTATCTTGTACCAGTTACAACCGCAAATCAATTTATTATCTGCGGTTAAGAAGTTGATACACATTTCACCTGTTTGGCCCATCATGCCTGCCCAAAACACTAAATGAAAATACGAATAGAAGTTCTTAGCGCCTTTAATTCCATTTGAATCTGCAGGTATTTCTAAGGTTCTTAAGCCTCCATTAGAACTACCTTTTTTTGTGCCGACTGTACCAAAGCCAATGAATTTTTGATTAAACCAATCATAGGTAGCACAAGTACCATTAGCACCATACTGTGGATGCATTACATCTGTACCACTTGTATCATCTTTGCAATTAATAAAATCATCAATTGTAGCTAACACTTCACTTTTTTGATAAGTTTTTCCATCCAATTCTTCAATTTTTCCGTATTGCATGATTCCTTCTTCTGACGCCAAACCAATATATCCGGTTTCAGATGTTGTTTGAATTTCATAATCAATACTTGCAGGTACAGTTCCTTCATTGACAATGTTCAAGACTCCATCAGTAGCAGTAAATACTTTTTCTGTGGTTGAATATTTCCTAGGGTCTGAGCAATAGATTTCGATTTCACCAATCACGTTGTTGCTTCCGCCATCAACCTGTGTATTTGAAGCCTTTGTTCCAATGAAATACTTATCGCTTTCATCGTTAAAAATGACTTTTACTTGCTCGCCACTCAACAATTTATTCATCTTGTTGTAAGCTTCTCGAAATTCTCTGCTTCCTCTAGCTCTCAACTGGTACCTAACAGTAATCGTTCTTGCTGGAGTTGTTTTATATCTGTAATAAGAACCATCCATTCCATCAATTTCAGTATGCGTTACTTCTGATTCCATCAACTCACGTCCTGTTACAGAAAGTGTACGATATCCATCTATTTCATTTTCTAAATATACGCCATTATATGACATGGCTTCTGTCGGTAGATTAGTACCGACGATGCCACTATTTACTGTATTTACGAATGCATACATTATCTGTTACCTCGCAATCTTTCATTGAATTTAGAACGTTTATCAAACTCACTCTGATTTGCTCTATATGTTGCACGTGCAAATTCACGATCATTGATGTAAAGAGGGGTTTCGATGGTTAATTCAGCATTGTTTGTGTAGTCGTACTCTGAGTTCAAGTCGCTCACAATGCCTCCAAAAGCCATTTTAGGTGTATTCATCATAGGAAGATATAATAACTTCTCTGCAGCCTTTTTAACCTGAGGAACCATTCCTAAAATACCATTGCGATATCCTTTACCCCACCACATACCATCTTTATCTGCAATTTTAGATGGTGAGCCAATCTTAGCTTTTGCACGAATTGCCGCATCTGTTGCAGATGCTAAACTAGCGGCCGCTGCTCTAACAGAACCTTCGCTCGCTCTTAATCCGTTTGCTAAACCTTGACCAATCATCTGTCCACAATAATAAGATTTAGACTGGCACGCCTTGAATGCACTAATGATGTTATTGCACGAAGATCGTGCTACTGAAACACTCTTTGACATACTACCTTTAAGTCCTGATGTAAACTTAGTACCCATTGCGGTTCCTGATGTCGTTGCTTTTGCTTCTGCATTTGTCATTGCAGTAACAATCGCGTTAATAGACGTTACTGATGCACTAGATGCACTTGTAAATGCACTGCTAATTGTTGATGCTACTGTAACCAACACCGCAATACTTGTTGCAGTAGCCATTACAGAACTTGCAACTGGTGCAATAGCTCCTGCAAATGCAGTCATAGCTCCACTTGCAACTGTTAATGGTTCTGAAATTCCGCTTAATGAGCTTAAAGCACCTGATAATGATGGAATTGTTGCCGATAATGATTCAATACCTGCTTGAGTTGATACGATCATTGTTAATGCGGTTGCTAATGCCATCATTTGAGCGCCAATATCGCCCATTCCACTTGATGCAGTTGCAATAGCTCCAATTCCTACTGCTACCGCTCCTAGACTTGCACCCATATCAATTAAGTTAAGGCTTGTGATAATCTTGATTCCATTTGCTAGTTGCTTGAAACCTTTTCCTGCATTTAATGCAGATTGACCAATAGATTTAATCACTCCAGATACTGAGTTTAAGATTCCACTTACTGTTTCACCAAATGATTGAATCACATTTGAAATTCCTTCAAAAACATCTTTAATAACTGGGCCACACGCAGATACAACATCTGCAACTCCCTCAAGAACCATTTGTAAACCTTCACCTTGTGAACCGACCAATGCCATAGCAGCACCAGTTGCAAGAATAGCCGCTGCCAACGCAAGCCATGTAGTAGGTGGTACCATTGCAATTGCAGTTCCTAATCCTGTAAATGCAGTTGCTAAACCTTGTCCAATGCCTTGTGCTACTGTACTGATTGCAGTACCAAATGATTCAATAACAGTACCGACTCCTTCTAATGCGGATTTAATTCCATTTCCAAGTCCTTCGAATACATTACTGATTGCATCTCCTAGACTGGTAATAATTCCCTTTGCTCCTTCACACACAGAAGAAATAACATTTGAAATCCCTTCAAACGCAGAATTAATAATCTGCGCTGCTTTAGATGTTTTTTGTGCAGTTTGTATACTTGCATTTCCAATATCAGATACACCACTTGAAGAAGGACTAGAAGTTGGGGTCCCTTCTTTTCCTCCGATGCCTTTTATCTTGTTAACGATTGATTGAAGTTTTGAATATCCACTCTTTGCAGAGCCAACAACTCCACTGATCATACTAGATACTTTGCTTCCAACTTTAATACCAACAAACGCACCTGCCAATAATTTGACTGCACCTGCAAACTTCTTAACATCTTCCGTTTTTAGATTAGCTATAAAATCTGCAATCTTGCCTGTTACTTCTGATACTTTAGATACAATATTTCCGATATCATGTCCTAACTGTTCAAAGACTTTACTGTCCTGTAACTTATCCATTACATTACCAATAGCATCCTTGATTTTATCGAACATTGTAATTGCGTTTTGTACTGCATCTGTTTTCATGAATCCATCATAGAATTGTTGGATCATAGCTTTAGCATTGTTTGCTCTGTCTGCCAACCAATCCATAGCCTTTGATACATTTTCCATAACTTCTGGTTTAAAGTCCCATGTCAAACCATCGTCCTTAGTTTCCATGATTGAATTTCTGAAATCATAGATTTTTGATTTAATCTTTTCTAGATTATCAACTAATCCACCCATAGCTTTCGACTTCAACATATTGTTCATAGCCGACATAAAGCCTTGTTCAAGGTTCTGTACCGCACTCTTGATGTTAGTCATGGATGTTTTAACACCTTTGGAAGCTTCTAATGCAGTTTCTGCAAATCCACCAGTTTCTGTATCACATTCAATCATTGCATCATTAAACTGATCAAATGTAATCGTTCCATTCTGCAACGCTTCATACAATTCATTTGCATCTCCACTTGCAATACCTAGTTTCTTAGATACTTTAGTTAATGCAGGTGCCATTGTTTCCTGCAAGGTTCTCCATGACTGCATATCAACCGTTCCTTTAGCAAGCATCTGTGAATACTGTTGTAACCCACGTGATGCATCTTCAGAACTAGATCCACTTGCTAAAAACGCATGGTTTAATGCGATTGTAGTATCAGTTGCCTTATCAATATTGCCTGTTACGGCCGCTAACGATTTCGATGTTGTAACTACATCTGCTAATGATGTAGGCAAGCCTTGTACAGACTGATTTAATTTTGCAACACTCTTTTGAGATTGCCCTACAGCGAACCCCAAAGACTTCATAACTTTTGGATAGGATTGCATGGTATCGAATCTGTTAATTGCCCCATCTAACGAGGAACTTAAAACATTCATAGAAGCGCCTATTACTTTGGTGATTCCAACGCCCGCTACAATAGATTTAACTCTATCGCCAAAAGATTGACACGCTCCGATAGCTTTTTTCATTGTTGAAGACATATTTTTGTCGGTTGCCGACAATATAGCCTCAACACTAAAACTTTCTGCCATTGTTATCCCTCCTTCTTTTGTTCTTGTATGAACTGTGCTAAACCATCAAACTTGCTTTTTTTCTTAATGCCCATAACTCTGTCTAACTCCTTTTGATAGTCAAAGAATTTATTGAAGTTCGTATATACAGGTTTTATTTTTTTGCCTACTGGCTTCCTTGCACTTGCTGCCATATTCAAATAAGCCTGCAAGTATAATTCGTAATGTTTATCTACAATTTCAAGTTCTTTAGACTTCATCAAAAGACGATATTCGTAAGGAGTAATATTATCTACCTGATCCAAGTTTTTGAATCCTAGATACCTAAAACAAGTCATAGCGACACGTTCATAAAATTCATTGAATGTTTCTTCTACTTCTTCTCTGCTTCCTGCGTGCTCACTAGTGGTCTCACTTCTTTCTTGCACGCATTCGCTTGAGATAAAAAATTGATTACATCCTCAAAAACTTTGTCGATATCATCAACGTCTTCTAGATAATTTTCGACATCCGCTTTCTTTAATCTTGGGGTTTGTCCTACATTCATGTAGAAAATGCAATCTGCTAATGCATCAATATCACCGTCAATGATGCTTGCAACCATAAATTTCAAGCCTACTTCTTTTTTCTTGCCTGTATTAGGTACATCTACAGTTACTTTTTTGTTTACCTCGTGCAAGAACCCAAATCCTGCTACTAGTTGATAAATTTCTCCATTTACTTCAATTTCCATGTTTTTACTCATTCAAAATCCTCACTTTCTAAATACAAATATAAAAGGGGCTTTTCTGCCCCTATGTTTCTATACGTTTCCTGTTTCTTTAGTTACATCTTTATACACGTAAGATGCGATTTCCTGTTGTTCTTTAGTTACACTCGCATATCCATCTGCACCATTTCCATTAGCTCCAAACGTTAAATCAACTTCAACAGAGCTTTCTGCTTCAGATGAAATCGAGCATTCTGTTAAATATCCTTGGTAGTATTTGGCTTTAAACTTACCAGCATTTGTTTCAGTTCCTTCTTCCGCTAGGTTTACTTCCCAACATTCGACTAGTTCATCTGACAACATAGCCTTTTCTAATTTATCAATGATTGCATCACCTTTTGGCATAATAGATGTCGATGTGATTTCAATTTCTGCCACTGATGGTGTACGAATAGCTCCATCTTTTGTAGCAGTTGTATCTGCATCTTTAGTAACACTACGTTCATTTTCTGTTGGGAAAGCAATTGCACTAGCATTTTCTTTCTGTGAATCTTTTGCAACTCTGAAAAGATAAATAAGCTGCTTACCATTTACTGCTTCAATTACTTCATCTGCGAACATTTGTAAATCAAATTTCATTAGTTTCTTCCTCCTGTAATTTTAAAATCCAACTCTAGAACACCATGCATCAATGGTGCTCCTGTACTTGAATCCGATAATATCCGTTGGTTGATATTTTGGATCATAAAAGCAAAGTTGTTTGTGTGGTTAATTTGTCTAGCCACTTTCTTAATGATTTGCATAATTTCAGACAATTCTCCACGTTTCCTAGGATTGTTGTGCCATACATCCACAACTTGTGTAATATCGCCTAGAATCATTGTTTTATTTCCGTAATCGTCTACCAATTGACTTGAACCAATGTATACATATGGATATGGTGTCCCTTCACTTGGAAGAAACGTATCATATACACTAATTCCTTTACTCTTTAACTCTTTTTTTAATTGCACTAGTAACGCACTAAATAATTCCTGCTGCGAATCCATATCATCACCTACTTAACTAGCTTTTTCATATCTGACTTAAACATTGGCACTTGTTGTTTAAACGCTGGTCTGACGAAAGGTTGAGCATCCATAAAACGTGTTCCAAATTCCACGTAAGGTGCATAATGTGTTGTTGGCCCTTCTGCATATGTGAATCCACTATCACGTGTTTCACCTCTGATACTTCTTTTCGTAGCGCCTGTTGAATACCCTTTTGTAAATACAGCGTTTTTAACAGTTTTACTTTGCAATTCAACACCATTTTGTTTGACTACTGTTTTCACATCTTCCAAAGAACAATTCTTTTTGAGCTTCTTTTGCAGTTTGTCTAATCCTCTTATTTCAACTTTTGCCATAGCTATTTCACCTCAGACAGAATAAAAGACTCCTTTGTTCGAAGTCTTCTTGAATAATCAACTTTGTATTTCTTTGTACCAATTCGAATATGATCAAAAGGCTTTTGATAGATGTTCTGTATATGACAAGTAAGGCTTCCTTGTCTGATTTGTCCGTATATCTGCATCATAGTTTGTGTTTTTGTATCCATTACGGAAGCCATTACCATTTCTTCTACAGGTGAACCATCTTCATAGTTGCCTGTGTTCTCGTTATAAGAACCTTGCACAAATCTTTGAAAGTAAATAGGTTTATCGTACCTCATAAAAACCGAACCTTTCCTTTATTTTGATTGGCTTGCTCATCTCTCCAGGATTGAATCTCAGAAGAGAAAGAAGAGAAGTCATCATCATTAAATGACATTGACTCCCCTTCAACTGAATGTGTTTGAACACCCTCAGAACCAATCCTATTAAAGCGTTTGATGGACACTTCAGTAATGATATATTCTAGTTCGTCAGGTATGATTTGGACGCTTAGAAGCGCTTTGAGTCGACTTTCCGTAAGTCTTACAATGGTATCTAGCTTTTCATCATCAGTTTGCAAACCAAGAAGCAGTTTTACATCATTTAATACGGTTGTTGTCGACATATTCAATCACCTATGCCTTTAAATCAACAACTACATCGCCTTTTGAAACTGCTTTATAGTTTTGATCACATTCAACTACAGTACAGTGATTAGTTGCTTCTGCTTTAATATCTGCTCCTTCTTCGAAGTTCTTCCATGATTTTACATCTGCACCATAAGCAACAGTATCTTCAGAAGCTCCAACCTTATATTTGAATTTGTTCTTCATGGATTGTAACTGTTCTGCAACTGCTACTTTTGTAGTTCCTGATTCTTCACCTTCAGAAGCAGTCAATGTTAAATCACGTAAAGTTTGGGTATCTGCTTCACCTACTGCAAAGTGTGCAATTGCATCTTGGTATTCACACATTAAACGTAATCCCATAATAGCGAACATATCAGAAATAGCACGATCATAATTTCCCTCCACGTGGAATCCTAAGAAACCAGTAGTACTGTCTGTAGTATATGAAAGTCCTGCTTTAACAAATTCAGAATCACTTGGATCTACATAATATGCAATGATGTTGTTCATTGGAGTGGCAACTACTGTTTTTTCTGCAACTCGGTCTGTTAAGAATACAATATTTGCTCCTAAGAAATCCTTAATGTATGTTAAACCAAATGCAGTCTGCATAGATACTTTAGCTTCTCCTAAATAGCGATATGCATCCAAAGTATTTACGAATACAACAATACCAGTGGTATTTCGTTTCATTTGTTGGAATTTGTGTTTAACATTACCGATTGCCATTGCGATAGCCATTTGCCAAGTAGCTTCATGACCTACTAAACTACCTGAATTCAACTGTTTATATAAGCGATCAGTGATGTCATCTTGCAAATCAATACGGAACTGTTCGTCAGTATCAGATACTGCAGCTTCATATCCTTTCTCTGCAATTGCTTCAATAGAAACGGCTTTGCGGAATTTTTCAATTCGAATTGTATCGAACACTTCTTCTTCAACTTTGTATTCGCTTAATGGAATTGATTCACCTTCTGCTACCTTTCCATCCTGTAATGTTCCTGTTACTTTCTTTGTTTTTAAAACAGAACCGTTCGCTTTACGAATTGGACGAATGATTCCTAATAAATCCAATAAAGCTTGGATATTCTTTCCGAAACTAGTAACAAAATCAATTTCGTGTACTCTCACCTGGATGTTATCTGTTTTCGTTAATCCTTCAGGTGCTGCAAACATTTGCAAGTTCATACCTTTATAAATTTTTTTCATATGTTAGTTCTCCTTTTTCTATTACTGGAATAAATCCATATTTTCTGCAATCATACGTTGTCTTTCCATTGGATCAGTGATATTCAAGATTGATTCACGAGTTACCCCTTTGTTTGAACCTCCACGTTTAGGGCCGTTACCTTTCAGTTTTTCTTTAACTGCTTTTTCTACTTCAGATTCAAACATCTTAACAAATGCATCAACCGCTTTCTTTGTTTTATCTGCATCCTGATTAACTAGAACAGATAAAAGTTCCTCACCAACATTAATATCATGCTCTGCACACATTTTACGTGCTTCATTTGTCATTTCTGCGATTGCGTTTTTTGCTTTCAATTCATCTAGCTCTTTTTGTACCTTGTCACGTTCTGCTTCTGCTCGTTCTTGTGCATTCATTTCGGCTAAGCGCTTAGCTTCTGCTTTTTCTTTTTCTTGATCTGCTTTCCAACGTGCAAACCTTTTGTCAAGAATCGCATCCAAATCTTTATCTGAATATTTCTTTTCAGATGATTTGTCTTTTTCTTGGTTGTCTTGTTCCTGATTTGATTGAGTCTGATTTGATTGAGTCTGATTTGATTGAGTCTGATTTGATTGAGTGTTTTCTGTTCCTGTACTCTCATTTTCGCCGGAAGTTTCATCTGCAAAAAGTTGTAAGCAAAAAGGTAGTCTGTCATCGAATTTTTTCATATATATTTCCTCCTATTTTTCTGACTTTGCTTGTCAATTTCCCATATCTTTTTAAGGCTTAAATGCTTGGCCTATAACCCATACAGTTTAACGACGTGAATGCTTGGTCTTGTTTGGTAGTGTGGATATGTAGACTTTATAAGTCTTGGCTTTTCCACAAAAAATGCACCGTTGATTACGTACTTCAACGATGCACTCTAGCCATTGATCAAAATAAACCTTTTCGACACGCTCCAAATATTTGTGATTACACATCTTTCAGTTCCACACATTCAGGATATGCTTCTTCTGTACCTTTGCATCCTATTCTGAAGAAATTAATTGCTAATTCTCCAGCAAGGTCCAAACCCGAGATATACAACGTCTTGCTATCTTTATCAGGTGCGTAATATCTGCAAAGTGCATCGGATGTTTCGTCGATTGAATTGGCCAATGTCAAAAATAGTACTGAGATAGCGCTGCAGACGATATCCTTTCCTATCGGAGCGTAACGAGCATGGCCATGCACTTCAATCAGGCAATCACTTTCTGTCTGTTTAATCTTAATTTTTATCACATAGTATCACCTGTTTCATTATTCTTTTTTAACACAATAGTTCTTTCAGATAGAAAGCTAGAAGTAACTTGCACTTTTGGAAGCCAGTTGTTATCTGGATTCAAGTTCATTTCTATCTTTAAATCTGTTAGCAAATCATATTGATCCACAATATCATCTGCATGGTCAATAATACTTTGTGCTGCTTCTTTTATATGCTTCTTAATTTGTTCTGATCTATCTTCACCACGTGTGAAATAATAATCCATAGTATCACTCCCTTGCATAATAAAAGGCCACTCGTTTGAGTGACCTAACTATTTAGAATCCTGGAATAATGTCCTTAACATCTTTCAAAGTATTCTTAATTTTTTTACATTCCAGGAATCCAATCTTTTACTTCCTTTAAAACGCTATAAACCTGTTTCATTTTTGAATTGTCTTGCAAATATTCGATGTCTTTCATAGTTATGTACATATCATCAATATTTAAAATTCTACCTGATTTTGTATTAACAATTTTTACACCTCTGACATAACCATTTTCAAATAATTCAGATATGATATCAGCATAATAGCTATAAGGAATTTTAAACCTTTTATAGTCAATATTTTCTTTTTTTACCAGTTTTCCTTCTTTTTTTGTTTCATATAACTCATAGAGGATTATATACACAATTTTAAAGAAATCATTATCAGCCATAGTAACTACCTCCGTTAAAGTGGTTTTTAAACATCTTACTTGATTCTAATTAAAAAAGATAAAAACCGACTTATGCCGGTTATCTAAATCTGTCATCTAACGCCTCTTTAAGTTCTTTTCTAAAAGCGTTATATATTTTTTCTTCTTCTGGAGTTAGTTTTACACCATCACGTACAATAACATCATTGTTACTATATCTTACCTTATCCTTAATTTTCTTTGGCGGTATCATAAGCATAAAAGATCATCTCCATTTCTTTTTTACCAATTTCTTTATAGTTTTTGTTAATTGATTATCTATGTAACAAGAGTAAGCTTCAGCGATAGCTTCTGAACTATTGATTGTTGCTAAATAACTTATCTTCGACTCGATTATATCATTTGTATAAGGCAAATTACAATATTCTAATGCCTCTTTGAGAATTTCATCTGCATATTTACCGCTTTCGATTGCTTGCCAAGCGTCTTTTTTGTCATTTTCTTTCCGTATACAATGTTGATATTCCAAGAAATGTATATATTCGTGTTTCAGATAACCATATAATCCATCTTTAGGCGATAATGTATCTGGTGTATTTTGTAATACTTCATTTAAAACAGTTTCATTTTCAAAATATCTCGTATTAAGTTTTAATTTCATTTGAAACTTTTTATTAATAGACGCTCTGGCAATATCCTTACCTAAATCATCAAAAATTATTTCATTTATTTTTCCTTTTAATTCTGGCATCTTTAAATAACTTGTGCATAGTTGAATCTATTAATTTTGTTGTATTCAAAGAAATATTGCTGCTACCTTTAGTAGAAATGTTATATATATTTCCTTTTCGAATAGCTAATCCTCTTGAAAATTCTAATTGTATATATTCGTCAAACCTTAGATCATGCTTTCCATTTGCTAATCCATCTAGCCATTGCTCGTACACTTTTCTGTCTGAATAAGGTGCGAGCGCACAATGGCAATTCGGATGTAAAGGTGGAGCGTTCTCACCAATTTTCATATCTTTAAGTTTGAATGTTTTACCATCCATTTCTTTACACAACGGGCACACATCTTTTAAGCCACAGGCCACATATTCATACTCATCTATTTCGTTTGATTCGTAAGATTCTGCCTGCGCTTGTGTTTGAACTCGTGCTATTTCTGTTCGCAACAATCTTTCTGCATTGCATCTTGATACATCGAACTTTTTACGAATGAGCGGAATAAATTCTCTAGGATTCTTGCCTTGAATCAATGCGTTGGATAGAACACTGGATAAACTGTTTTTTAGCTGATCTTGATTGACCCAAATTCGTTCTGAAAAGGTTGCGTTTTTAAAAGATGAATCTGCTACTGCTTTGGCCGTCTTCGCATTGTCAATCACTGTATCACCTAAGATAGAAGCATTACGTTTGATCTCTTCTAAATAGGCTCCTTCTAGTTTATCACCAGTATACGATTTCAATTCATCATGGCCTGCCACAAGCTCTAATCCAATGTTTGCTTTTAAAAGTTCCAATCGGTTGACTTTCATTGCAAGATTATAAAGTCTCATCTGTTCATTGGCTTCATCTGAAAAGTTCTTTTCCTTTACATACTTCTTAGCTTTTCTTTGATATGCCTTAATATCTATGTTAGAAACTCTTTTCTTGGCTTCTGCCATAGTGATTTTCTCTTTATTTGCATAGCGACTAAAAAAGGATTCGATTTCTTTTTCTACCGAATCCATCATATTTGCATATATTTCTTGTATTTCATCTGCATATTCCTGTTCATCTTTTAAGCGTTTCTTTTTCCATTCAAGCTCACGATCTCGCCAATATGTTTTACTGCTCATCGTTTTGTGAATCCTCGTTATTTTGGAAGATTCGGTTTTCAGTTTCTACCATATCATTCTCATCTTCCTTTTTGATACGTTCCAATTCGGCATTCGTATCTTCAACCGTTGAGATAAAGGATAACTGAGTTTCATGTGATACGATTCCTGATAATTGTGCAGCAATCTGAGCTTCTTCTAACAGGTTAGCAGGATAGTTTTGTGTGAACTTATATTCAACTTCTAGCCAATCATTATCAGAAAAATGAGTGATTGCATTACTGAATAAAACACGATATCTACGATTCATACCGGACGTGAACTTACGCTCTTTAGATTTTGCTAAATTGGACATAGAAAGTAGTTTATACTTCAATGCAATTCCTGAAGATGTCCCAAAGTTCTCATCATTGATGTTGGCTACCATTGATATTTGGAAGATTAAACGCTCTAATCTGTTGATAAGGTTCTCTTGAGTTGCATCTGCATTTGGCTTTGACATGAAATCAACTACAATTCCATCACCACTTCCGTCCATTGACTCAAAGTTAATTGTTCGATTATCACGAATGTGTACCAAATCTGACTCTTCCAACTTAGGACCTAAGATTTTTAAATAGGCATCTGCGAAATAATCAACATCATTTGCTTTTTCTGACATTGCTTTGTTGTAGGCATTGATCAAACTGTATGTTGATTCAAAAATAGACATACGTTCTTCGTTTTCAATAAATTCAGTGGCCGGAATATCGTTGAATCCATGCTCTACGCCATTAAATATATGAATACCGCCTTTATCGTTGAACTCATACTTATATGTTTTGTCATAGATATACCCACGCATAACCTCGTCTATAATCTGATATGTTACGAAATATCTAGGTTTCTGAACTGTTGATTCATCATAAATCATGAAGCCTTCTCTTGGATCTAAATAGGTAATTCCTAGATTTCCATAATCGTCATTGAAATACAATTCATATCCTTTTCCAAAAACACTACAAATCTTAGATAGTTCTGCATTGTTGTCGTCCTGATCATTGTATTTATCTAGCAAGTTGATATAATCATCAATTTCTTTTTTCTTAGATGACACTTTGATCGGAACGCCAATAAAAAAACCGTTGAATGTATCAACAATGTATTTCGCAAAGTTGACCACCACACGGTTATCGGGTTTATAGGCTTCTTTGTTGGCTTGATGCAAGATTGGATAATCTCCAATATAGGCATCATATAGCTTTTTATATCTGTCTGTGATTAATGATTTATGCTTTGTTATCAATCCATTCAACACTTCGATGTTAAGGATGTCTTTGTCGTCAGATAATTTAAATATCGTATCCGGTTTAATAATGTATGCGTTCATTAAAGTCCTCCTTTAAATGTCCTTACTTTAACTCGTCCAAATGCATATTTTTCAACTGCATAACGCATCGAGTCCATTAAGTGGTTGAAATCATCAATTGGACGGTTAATTTTGTTGCCCAATCTGTCTTCATCCCATGTGTAGTTTCCTATTTCAGTTATGAAATTAACACATCTAGGATGAATGATAATTTCAAAATCTTGAATATACTGAATTCCATGTGTGATGGAATCCTTTCCCTTTTGTGACTTTTCAACACGAAGACCATACCCCCTAAGTTCATCAATTGACTTAGGTTCTGCACAGTCTGCCGTGAAAGATTTCTTTTGATAATGTGAGCTTTCAATCTCTTCATAAAGCCTTTTATTAGAAAGGCCTTTTTTATAAATTTCATCCCAAACATAGAGTTTCTTATGTTCTGTATCAATGAAACCTATAAAAACTGCAGCAGGATCATTTGTATAACCGAAGTCAATACCATTTACAGATTCACAGTCAATAACCTGATCTAGTGTAAATTCTTCTTCTTTCCAATTCTCATAAACCAATCCATCAACAATACCCCAATTTCCTAATCCAGCCACCTGATATCGTCTAGGATTGTTCTTCTTCATGTTTTTAAACAATCTTAAATCGGCTTCATCCAACCACTCATTACACTTATAGTTTGTTGTAATTGCTAAGATGTCAGGGTCATTTTCTGCATCAAAGAATCTTTTTTTAAGCCAATGGTGCTCGTTCCAAGGGTTGAATGTAATCATCCATTGTTTCCAAAGATGAGGTGGCAGCTCACCACGAATCGACTCATCTAATGTATCAAAGTCTTTTTCGCTTGTTATCTCATAGGCCTCTTCCAACCATGCCCAACACAAATATCCATAATCTACAGTAATAGATGTTACTTTTAATGGATCATCAAGACCTCTAAACAGAATCTTCTGCCCAGTTTGAAGATAAGTTGCTTCCAAAGGTGAATACTTGAATTCCCATAAGTTCTCAACTTCCAACCTTTTTGTGGCCCATTTTAAATCCGTAAAGCACGAATCTTTAAGTGTTCGATAAGTCTTACGTACAACTAATGTATTCGATTTATCGTATTTCATCATGTTGTATATGATACGCAATGCAGTTGTTTTCGATTTTTTAGAAGCACGTGAGCCTTTGCATACAGCATAACGTCCTCTAAAGTTCCAATAAGACTTATATCCTCTTCCAACTATTTCAGGTAACCTGATAGTCTTAGTCTTCAAGTTCATCTTCTCCTTCGAACTTAGGAACTACAATTTCCGCTTGAACCTTATCTGTGAACAATGCATATCTTTTTCCAAGCAATTCCGCAGCTTTATTTGCATCAGAAAGCTTTGCAGGAATCTCAACGATTTGAGGAACCTCTTCTTTGACAGTTTTCTTTCTTGGCTTTCCATCTCCTGTATCGACATACTCTGAATGTTCTTTTGTCACTGTAACGACAACAGATTCTTTCATTTCTCTTCGCATTACTTTTGTGAGGTATTCCATGACTTCTTGAACATCTGCCACATTGTTACTGTGCGCTTTCTCAAGACACTCATCCACATATTCTCTGATATGCGGTAAAGCTAATAACCTGGATGCATGCTTTGATGCATTATCTCGGCTCTTGCAATTCTTATAAACTTCCAAATAAGCATCCACTGCGTTCATTGTTATCAGATAGTTCTCACAAAAAAGCTTTTGCTTTTCAGTCAGTTTAGCCATAAAACGCCTCCTTTCTTGCATAAAAAAAGCCAAGACCTCTGTCTTGACATAATTTCTTATGATATTAGTTTACCACTTATTCAAGTACACAGTGTGCACCAATATAATAAAAGCCCATTTACCGGCTATATATATGAACTTATTCTTTATATATAATATTATTCTAATTAGATTGTATAGTTAATCTTGTTTGATTTCGGATCAACATAAAATCTAAAAGCTTTCTTACCGTAATCTTTTGCGTAATACGTTACGCCATCACGTGTAAAGTGAGTACAAAAAATAACTTTTTGTTGCTTCATATTACATTCCTCCTTTCACAATCTTGAAAGGAGCGTCGCAAAATGATACAATTCAATTGATCTATTGAAGAGTTTAGCCGCATTTTGTGTGCTCATCTCAAGATTTTAGAATCAAGTTGCAGCTTGATTCTTTTTTTATATTCAATGTTCAAAAAAAGCTGAACATTGAATGTAGTCTATTTTTTAAAATTTTCAACTTGTATCTTTGCACATTGCCAAGATACTTTACAATTTTTCACGATATCATTTGCACTCATATTTTTTACTAAATCCATAGGAACTAAAAGCTCAGCTGCAAATGTATTTGCTTGCCATTCCGGGTTTATATAGAACGGAATTTCTTCGTTTGCTCTTGCAAAACGAATGTGATTCGCCGTATGGAAAAGGTAATGAAACAATTCATGCGCTAACGTGAATCTAGATCTCCCGTCTCCATTAATTGCTTTTTCGTAAACGTCTGACCGCACTACCATCTCATGAGTATCAGGATATGTTATAGCGTAATGTCCAGGTGTGATTTCATCTGGCTCAACAATACTCAGAGAAAATTCTTCATCAATTGTTGGCAACACAACATCAAGAAACTTAACTATCGGAAAACAATATCCCTTAATATTGAAAATTTTTCTAAGTCTTTTAGCAATTAATCGAATCTCATTTCTTGACAAACCATCCGCCTGGCACATTGTACTCATAAGCAACTAATCCTCCTTTAATACTTTTTCAATAGCTTTGATTTGATTCTCTGTTAATGAATCAAACTTTCGAGCAAAAGCATTGGCTAAGCCCGCTAAATCAGCATCTTTCCCAATCAGATTTATATTCACGTTCTGTTTAGATAAATCCGCTGCTTTTTCCAGATTTTCTATCTCATTCTGTGAAAGACTGTATAAAGAAGTTAATGAACTAATAAAAGATTTTGGAATTGCTTTTTTTCCATGCTCAATCGCAGATAAATACGATGATTTCACACCTAAACTATCCGCCATTGTTTTTAATAGTTCTCCTCGATCTAAACGAATTTTTCTGACTTCCTTCCCAAACGCTGTAAGCATAAAGCAGTCCTCCTATCATTTCTCTAATGCCCATAGATATTATCTCATAAAAAATTAATATGTCAACTTTTTAAAGTTACTATTTTAACTTTGTATGGGTTAACTTTTTTTACACTAAACTGTGTATCTCATTTCTTATATGTTTCCATAACCCTTTTCTAGAATATCCATATTTATCGGCTACATCATATGTATTCATATTCCAGAAGTATAGATCAAACAAAATATTCTGATCACGCAAAGATAGAAGTTCTATCGCTTTACATTCATTCAAGCGTCTACGATAATAGTTAATTTCTGCCACCTTTTGAGATTCTTCCTCCATCATTCCTAAAGGACTTGTATAAGAACCATGAAAGGTCGGCATAGGAGCACTGGATTTCTCCTGCTCCTTTGTCAACCTAATTGGATTATGACTTAGTCCTAACATCTTATGATTCAGAACCTCAAGTTCTTCGTTCAATTCAATAATTCGATAGCAGCAATAATTAGCCGATTTCAAGTCATTCAACATTTGATTTACTTTTAATTTGTTCAATTTAACCACCTACTTCTTCTTTGCGACAACTGACCCTCTGTGCCAGGACTCTTCCCCACTACGATATCTACGTTCATTTGCTCTTTCCTGATGTAGTTTGTACTCTTTCAATCCTAGATTCTCACGCTCAAGCTTTGCGATGTAATCAATGACGTGATCCAATTTATTGTCCAGGTCAAACGATTTGTCTTTCGTTGCATTTCGAACGAAACGAAAGTAATTCAGCAATGAATCACATTCATCTTTGATTTCTTTGTTGTGAATTTCATATTCAGTTAAGCTCATCACTTCGTCTCCTCGAATCCTTCGTAAGCGCCTTCATCAACTAGTTGATATGCTCTGTCACGGTAATATAACTCTTTATTCTTCATCCTCTGCATCCTCACATTCTTGTTCTAAGCTATCCAAATCAATATGTTGGCCACATTTCGGACAATACTCATATTCGTCATAACCGATTTCATATCTAGTGCCACACCGAGGACAAATCCACGTATCATACACAAGCTCACCTTTGTAATATCCATCACCTTCGATGTCAGGTTGTGTTGCTGTTTCTTTTTCAACGAGATCGTATAAAGTATCAAGTAACTCGTGATAATAGTCTGCACCACGCACTTCCAATTCATAACTTTGTTCAATATCTGGAGAAGTTAACTTTGACAGTTTATCAAACGCATATTGATATTTATTCATCTAAATTCTCCTTTTCAAAATAAAACACGACTTTATCTTTATGCTCTGTAATCAATCCGTATTTTAGTGCTAAACGATATATAAATTGTTTCTGCAACCTTTCATGCAATGTTTCTAAATGTTTTCTAAACACTTCTATAGAGAATGTGCTTTTGTAGAAATTGCACATTTTACACGTTGGCATAAGGTTGTCTAAATCGTTACTACCATCCTTTCCGTATACAGATATTACATGATCTACTTGCATATCTTTATAAGCTAAATCGCATCCACAATATGCACAATGACCATTGTATTTTTTATAGACTTGTTCACGAATGTTTTTAGGAATAGGTTTTCTTCCCATTTAAAAATCATCCCCTTCGTTCGAATCGTCTTCATATATTTGATTCCATATTTTATTAATCTTTTCTTCATACTCTTCTTTTGAAACATACTTAATTGGCTTGCCGTTGAATGCTCTTGGATGCAGTGTGAATCCGTATTTCTGTTTCATTTCTTCTAATTCTTCTTTTGTCATTTTTTCTCCTAAACTCTCACGTAAATCGTCAGTATCTATAAATCAAAAACAATCATTTTTGAGACTTCTCATTTTTTATTGATTATCAAAATGGTAGTCTGACATTTTCCTCTAAGATGTATTCGATCATATTGCCAATTTGAGTTGCAAATTTAACTTCATATCCTGCCTCAAGTGCTTTACTAAGAGCTTCATAGTTGTCAGGATATGTTCTTACTACAATTTGCATTTTCAATCCTCCTTTAAAACTTCGCCATTCTTCATCAGAAAGGCAAATCATCTGATGCAATCTCAAGAGCATCAACTTCGGCTTGTTGAGTCAAGCTTTGCGCATACTGCACATTCGATTGATTGTAATTCCTTGTCTGAGCTCCATACGATTGATTCTGAGCGTAACTTTGAGCACCATAGGTATTTGTAACTCCTAGAGTGTTTTGCTCGTTAAAATCATTTCTAGGTGTCAAAAACTGTACATTCTCTGCAACAACTTCTGTGACATATACTTTTTGCCCTTGCTGGTTGTCGTATGAACGTGTATTGATTCGGCCTTCGATGCCTAGCTGATTGCCTTTCTTCTGGTACAGCTGGATGTTGTCAGCCAGTTTGTTCCATGCAACGCAGTTGATGAAGTCTGCCTCTTGTGTTCCGTCTTGATTCTGTCTTCGATTAACTGCCAAGGTAAACGAACACACGCTTGTTCCGTTTTGTGTCTTTCTGAGTTCTGGATCACGTGTCAATCGGCCAATCAGAACGACTCTGTTGATATCCTGCATAAACTCACGCTTTCAATCCGCAATCATTTGCGATTGCCTGCATAGATTCAGCCATCATCTGACGCATCTTTTTTGTATCTGCAGTAACCAAGTCGACCAGGTCGTTGAATTCCGCCATGTTGATCGTGCTCTTGAAAGCTTGATACTTCTCAACAAGTGTCGGCTCGACATCTGGTTCTTCTTCCTGGATGGATTCAACCGCCTTAGGTTCTTCTGGTTTCTGCTTAGGTTCTGCATTGACTACGACCTCCGTTTTTTCTTCGATTTGCTTTTTGGCAGCGGGTCTTCCACGTCGCTTTGCCACTTCCTCAACGATATCCGATTCACGAATATTCATGCCACCGATTCGGTATGGTGCTACGTTATCTGAATCGTCAACGTATGCGATAAGTCCTTCTCTGTCCACTCCAGCACAGTGATAAACGACTTTATCACCAGGAGCGTATTTGAGTTCTTGCTTTTCGGTTTGTTTTTTAGTTTTCATTTTCACAGTTCTCCATTTTTGATTTTTTCCTGCAGCTGCGCTAATTCGCTTTGCAGTTGTTCTTCTGACATCTGGACTGGTTTAGCATAGAATTTCTCATCTAGCTGGATCGCTTTGATTCCTGGATTGTCTTCTTCGCGTTCCGCTTTGCTCCATTTCTTCAAAATCCATTTCTTCAAAAGTCCTTTCCAGTCCCTGATAGGGTCATTGCCTGTCTTCCATCCGGTGGATTCGTAGTGTTTCCAAAACTTTTTGGCATCTACGTTCAAGTTGTGTTCCTGGATGTAGTCCACGATTTCTGAAATGGACGGTTTAACAAAACAGTCAGTCCAGTCAGTCTGCACAGTTTCGTTTGTTGCACTTTTTGACGCAGCCACACTATCTAACTTCTGACTACTGACTGACTTATTTCTAGACTCTAGACTCTTATCTCTAGACTCTAATCTCTTATCGGACAATGTCCTTTTTTTGTCCTGGACAATGTCCTCTACTTTGTCCTTCGATTTTTTCTCTGTTTTTGAGCTCGTTTTTCGAGTGTTTTTTGAGCCTTTTTTAGGACTCTTTTCAGGCGGATTTTTCTGTTTATTTTCACGATACAATCTCTTTTTTTGTGCCCATCCGGTTTCTGATCCAATCATCGATTCATAATTTGCAATCTTCATCACATTGTTCTCAGATACAATCAGTCTTAAATTCTGGAATAATTCAAGGGCCGCTCTGACTGTGTCTGCGGAAAAAAACTTTGTGTCACGTGCAATTTTATCGACACTGTATGGAACTAATATATTGCCAATTTTTGAAGCTAAAACACCATCTGTGTTTGATGTCATGGTGCACAATTTTATGTATAGAGTTACGTATTTACATCCGTCTTCCTGAGATAAAAGAAAATCGATTGCGTCACTTTCGAAAAAATCAGTCTTCAACTTGATCCAATAATAAACTTTGCTATTATCCTTGATTTCCGACATATGCAATCCTTTCTATTCTTCTTTTGATTCTATTTCATTTATAACTACCATTACGCATGGTTTTTGCGCATATCTCTTGAAGACATGCAGGTCTGACACTTGCTTATCATCTTCGAAAGCCACTTTATTTAAAGAGTCCAGTACAACTTTTGCAATGTTGTCGGAATCTGGCTTCTTTTGTGGTTGGATTTCATTTGCGAGCATCTTATTTAGTTTCACTTTTGATACATTCTTAGGTGGTGAGAAATACGCGAAAATCTTCACTTCCAGGGACCCTTCCAGCATGCTTGGAGTGCCACACTGTTCCATGAAGCTTAATCGTACTAGATTCTCATATTCAACTGTTTTAGGTGGTGTATGCACACTTACATACTTACCACGATTAGAGAATCGAGGTCGTCCTTTGGACCCCGGTTCTCCTGGTACTACAAACTGATAACGCATTATTCTTTGATTTCTCCGGTTACTGGATCTTCACCAGGTTGTTCCTGATATTCTGCATCAAAGAATTCATTTGGAACATCTGCCATATCTTCTTCAATCGTTGTCTTGATTGATTCATCTGTATTCATTTGCTTAACGAATTCAGTTTTCAAAGGAGCATATTTTAACAATTTCTTTAAAACTGTTTTCTTGGCCATTTCATCAAAGTTTGTTTTCCATGGGCCGCTGCTATATGACTTAGAATATTTTTTCGCATGATCAAGAACATCTTCATACGACATGACCTGGAATCCTTGGCCACCATTCACTAATTTGAACGTTGCATAATAATAGATCGGCTTGCCTCGATTTGTTCTTGCAGGTTTATGTTTAAGTACTGGATCCATTCCAAGCTCATACTCAAACTCATCATTTTCATAAACGACTTGAGCATCAATCATTTTGACTTCGCCTGAACGATATGCCAGGTCAATCAATCCCTTATAACCAATCTGGAACTGACAAGCTCCACCATATGGAATCAAATAGGCTTGTCCTAACGGAGTGTTTGGCTCCAATCCTAATTGTGCTGCATTCATCATTGCAGCCAAGAATGACTGTGGAGTACATGATGCTAGCTTGGCATTATTAGATACTGCTGATAATGCGATTCGCGTGAATCGTTCTGGAGTCATTACACTAGGCAATGCCTTCGCGATTTCTCCTGACATCACAGAAATGTAATCTTTAATTGTTTGTGGCTGTTTTTTTGCCACTTTATTCGACTGCGTCTTTGCAATCATTCCTTGTTGATTTGTTGTTGTCATAAATATTTATCCTCCTACTGTTCTTTGACTAAAAATCTTCTCATTTTTCTTTGAGTTAAGTATTGATCATAAAGTTCAGGCTCATCTTTTCTGAATTCTTTAGTATCGAATGTATTTGATACCGATGTTTTCCATGTAACTTTGAACTTGTCGGATGTTCCAATACCAGAATCACCTAAGTAGTTCTTTACTTCATTCTCATGCTTTTTCTGAATCTCCTGAAGCTCCTTGATTTTATCTTTTACAAGCTTCAATGCATCCAGTTCCTGCTGCAATGGAGTTAGATCCACAATGTTGTCTTCATCGTTTTCAACCGGATGAAGTTCACTGATTGCTTGTGCAGTGGAATCCGAACCATCGATTGGCGGTTCAATATCCTTCTCAACACAGTTCCAGAACTCTTTCTCCTGCTCGATCAGTGCATTGACTTCATCATCGCTTCTAAGAACCTCGTAGCAATACAAGTCAACTCCAGGAATATAAATAGCTATATACCACTTAGAAAGACCAGTAACCGCCATATAATGCATGCACTGTGCATAATACTGAGGTGGAATGTTTCCTTTCTGATACATATCTTTGTTGTATTCAGACGTGGTCTTGATTTCTAGACCTGCGTCTTCTCCAACAACCAATCTGTCAACGTTGGCCAACATGAATGGATGATCTACAGATTGAAATGAAAATCCACTCTTTCGACATTTCTTGCCAGTTTCTTCTTCCCAACGTCTGGCCACATAAGCTTCCGCATCTCGACCAAATCGCATACGCTCATTGTCAATGTTCTTATGGATTCGGCCAGTCTTTTCACACCATAGTGCATAAGCCGATTTGTATTTGTTCATGCCTAGAACAGAACCGGCATCCGATCCACCGATTCCCTTTAGACGATTGTCCACCCACTCTTCATGAGTAGCTGGTAACTTATGCTTGATTACTTTATTCATCTTCATTTGATTCATCCTCTTTTTCTTCTTCTGGTTCACCTGGATCATCGATGTAACGATTGTCGTTCCATTCTCTCCAGTCATCGATGTCTTTAAAGAATGGCATTACTCGTTCTCCTGAGTAGGTGCACATTTTTTTAGAGATCTGTCCAGTTCACCATCGTAGCATTCTCTACATACCGCAAATCCAAATCCATATGCAGTATGTACTTCTCTCGATGTGTACATCTCACCATATTTGTGTAATCTGCCACATTGTGCACATGGCACCATCTTTTCCATGTCTTCTTCATACGTTCTACATTCATCAGGAAGAAGAACATCTTCATATTCACGAAGTTCTACATTGTATTTACGTGCCTTAATGGACATAGCACTTACCTCTTCTCTTTCCACTGTTGATTTTGCAATAACTTCTGAGTTTTTGATTCATCATAGCATTGAACGCTTCTACTACACTTTCGAAGCAATCAGCTATCTGATCTGCTTCTAGATCGAATATAGATCCAATTGCATATATACTAGGATTTGCATGTGCTTCAATATCCAGCATAGGCGAAATTCTAACTTCATACGCACTGTCTAAAGATTCCAGGTATTCTTTAAGTTCAGATTTGAGTTTCGCAAGATCATCAGGATTGTTAGATTTTGCGATATCTTCCTTTAATTTATCGAATCTTTCCTTGATTTCATCGATTTGAGCATTTCTTTCAAGAATTTCCTCTAAGCTCGCATTTATAGGCTCGCGGTGTCCCTTTTTTTCCATATTAATGTCTCCCCCCTCTAATGAATCTGATGATCAACTTTGTTCATGTTGATTTGTCTTTCAAGCTCTTTTGAAAAAGCCTGCGTACACGCTTTGAAGCATTCAGTGATTAGATCAGGCTTCATGTTTGTAGTAATTCCAAAGATTAAAGCACCGGCTTTTGATTCACCAGTTACAACTGGAGTATCGAATCCAGGAATCACTCTCAATTCAAATGCTGCTCCGCAATTCTTAATTAGATTCTGGAATTCTTCTATAATTGCGTCACCCTCTTCTTTTGATACATCACCTTGTAGCTTTTCATAAAGCTCATTAAGCTTGTCATTCATCCTTTCATATTTTTTCGATTCTTCATCGAATTCATTCCCACTTTTTTTCAATACAAATTGTTTCATTTTTGATTTTCTCCTTTTTACCTTTTACTCAAACCCTGCAACCTAGGTACTGCAATCTGCTAATTATTTATGCCCAAATTCAAACGTGTTTTTTTTGCTTTATCTTAGGAAGTTTTACAAGTTACAATTATGGAATTTTTTTCTGACGTGCTTGCATTATTTATGACAATGTTTAAGTAGGTACTGAATTGTGAAAAGAATGATCCTTTAGCAGACCACGTCACTTACGGCAATACCCAGGTTGCAAGATTTGAGTTATTTGTTTATAATTTAGTTGTTCATTTTTGATTGGCCACTTTCATATGAGTGGTCTTTTTTTATGCTCGGCTCATACGCAAAACCCGAATATTCATATAGTAACTTTGGGCTTATATAGTAGATCGTTTTAGTAGACCCATCCATTTTGAAGCACGATCCAATTGGAAGCACACCCTTTTGCATTCCAATACGAATGAAATCCTGCGTAACATGCAATGCAGCTGCAGCCGCATCGATTGGCACCTTTGTTCCATTAAATTCCATAGGAACCTCCTTTCTATAAACCGATTGATTTAATTGTTGTGCAAACAAACGCAGTTGCGATTACACACCCAATCACCAAAACAACGCTTACGAATAACATCCAGTTTGCGAAGCATTGCTTTCTACGCAATGCTTTTTCTCTTTTATCGAGATCAGCATAACGATGCATCATTCTTGTATACTCCGTTTCATGCGAGTTGTTCGCAAACGGAGCTAACTCTGCATCAGTTTGTTTAACATTTTTTGTTTTTCCTGGCAT